AGCGCCTTCTCGCTTGTTAACTCAACTCAATATTTGAATAGAAGGGAGCTCCCATCCATCGCATAAAAGAAAAGTCTTCTGCAGTAGCTGTTTCAATGGTGTAACCCATCGCCTCAGCACTTTGGTTGTCGTAAACGATCGTGTAATGACGTCGACCGTAGCCGTCTCCAGGATTGGTTGGAAAGGGGTCCTGGATCCCTGAATAGGCAAATAAATTGTTTGTGTAGAACGGTATTTCAACCTCAGAGCCCCCGTTCGTAGTGGGCACGAACTCTGCTGTGCCGTTCAATCGTGGCGCTGGACTCAAAACATTTCCGGAAGAAGGTCCCCCGGGAACAAATTCATCGGATAAACCGTCCAACGACACATGTAAGGAGTTCATGGGCCTGCCTGTCATAGACATCAAGCGGATACGTTTCCGCACGCCTCCTTTGTAAGCCAAATAAGCCATCCTCAAATGGTCGTAGAGCGTGGTATACTCAACCAATGAACCCAAAGGCAAAACAATCCGCGGATATATATCTCGTTGAAGTGTCCAAAAAACACAATTTCCGCCATTGCTTAGTTCGGTGCTGAAAAATCGCTTCAGCAAGGATCTGAATGAGAACACTGCTTCGCCGAAATGTCTCTCATTGAGATGAGTCTCGTCTTGACTAATTGGGTTCAAATCAAAACACGTGACACTGTCCTCAGCTGCCTCCGCCTTGACCTCAAAGGCCGACAAATAACGGGAGTTCTTTCTCAAATTAGTTTCACTAGGAGCATTGAACTTCATGTCGTCACTGTGCGCGTAAACATTGATTTCAACCGGAACCTCCTCTGGGCTCTGCAACGCGGTGATTGGGAACACCAGCAGAAAACCGTTGCACGTGTCCGGATCATCATCGGAGACAGTGTTATTGGTGTTTTTCCACCAATCTGAACAATCACCAATTCGTAACCATGGACGAAAGCTAGCCCAATTGACACACACCTCAACTTCCTGAGTCTCTTGCAAATCCACAATGAGCATATATTGTTCATTGTATTTAAATCGAGATGAAATACGACTTGCTTGATACACATTAGGTTCATACACAATAGCAATCTTACCTCTGTGGAATTGATTCGTCACGAACTGAAATTTGTAGGTGATAGAACCATGCCAATAATCAAATGCCTGTGCAGCAAAAGCAAGAGCTGATGGTTGCATCATTGTTCCTGATCCAACCTGCGATGCATAATTCACCAATCCGGGAGTCACCGCAAGCCGATAGATAGCTGGTCCAGCGGGAACATCCTCGACATGCCACATGAAAGTGGAAATATACGAGGAAATTCCGCAAATGTGAGCTAGTGCCATCTCATCCTCTTGAACGGCAACCACACACGAGTCAACAGACAGGCCTTGCTTTGGGTCCATCGTGATTCTCTGTCCAGTATCAAAACCAATGGTATTGGCCATATTCTGGTATGGCTCATTCTTCATCCTCACCGGTTTATCAATGACAGTTGGAACAGACCATCCAAAATACGCAGACAAAATCTTCATGGCTCCGAAAGCCATCTTGGCAGCGTTAGCAAATGGTTGCAAGAAAGGAACTTGCGTCAACGCAGAGGCAACTTGGTGGGCCCCTGTAGAGAAAACCTCCACTGGTCCAGCAACTCGCTCATCTGCCTCAGCCTTCACTTCCATGACAGTGCCGGTAGGACATCCCAATTTAACATTGGTCATCCACATCTGTATGTTCACACTTGCTGATGTACCAGTGGTAGCCACACGGACTTGATTCAACGTGTGAACATGGAATGTGCCCATCGCAACGGCGTCTGGCAAGCTATCGCCAGAACCAAGAACATTGTTATTCGGCAAAAAGAGCCGTATGACTGGTTGGTTGGAAACATAAGGAATGACCATATGAACTGGCTCATTGATCTTAACATCAACAATCCTTCGACCATACGTTTGTGTCAAGTAGCTCAGTTTCAGTGGCCTCAATATCGACTCACTGTTTGTAACCCAGAATTGGGCTATATCATGTCGTCCCGAGCACGGTAGCCAAGCCAAAAGCAATCTTCCACTGTGAAAGGGAGTACCCGAAATAGCAACTCTAACATTCATGTCTCCACGAATGTACGCATAGTTTCGCAACTTTGCGCGAATAGTCGGATCTTTCAAGTATGCATCAAAAAGATTCACAGTGTAATCGACATCTGTTTCCAGATCGAGAACCAAATTCCCCAACTCAATGGGTCTCTCGAAAAATCCAATCGGGTCCAGTGGAGTTGATTTCAGAACATCTGCTCCATAATCATAGCCAACTTTGACTTCGTTGGTACGAGTGCCTCCCATGTCTTGGACATTCTCATGTGTAACCATGACATCACCTGCCACAGTTCCACCAGAGACATACCCCTCATCCGCTTCAGCGTGAACAACAAATTCGTCCTCCACCAGCGCACTTTCGTACATCGACAATGCTGAAGCAGCATCTTGCATGTCCAAACGAACAAACCGGAGCTTCTCAGGTAATATATCTCTTATCTGTTCATTCACCGCTGCTTCAGCAGCAGATTCTCCAGGATGATCGTTTTCCACGCATTTCATCAAAAAGGTGACAGCATTGTACTTCTTGACTGCAAGTTTATACTCCAGTCGGAGTCTTCGCAAAACAGGATCTGCAAGCCATTGATTAGAATTCACCCCTCGACTTAAAGGAGCGAAAGCGTTATCTCGTGAGACGGATAAGGGTGTCTCTTTCCCTTCAAAAGATTCGGCATAGACGAAATACGAGATGTTTTCATCCACTTCATCGAAATCTCGACACTGTTTCTCATCGGTGACAGTGATTACACCCGAATATCTGTCAGTAAGTTTGGCCCATGTCGGGACCTGAGGACTGACAACCTCTTCATCAACCTTGAAATTGATGCAAAATAGTCTCATAAGTGCCTCTCGCATCTGGTTAAACTGCAATTCAGTTGAGTGAAAATACAGTTCCGCCAAACTGCTTGATACAATCATGAGACATTGATCCATCTCCGAAAGAGCATCAGATGGCATTCGCCACTCCAAGGTCTTATATATGGAATCCATGTCCAATTTGCCCACGTACTTACCAAGAGTGGAATGTATCGCAAATGTTCTCTTCAAAAAGGAGACTTTATCGGTAGGAACAAGCTGTTCCAAATTGTCACTCTTATCAGAAGCAGTGAACACCATTCCAAAATACTGTTTGCACCCAGCCGCATATGTATGGTTGTTAAACCAATCCTGTGCTGAGGCTTTAATGGAAGCCCACAGATCGTCACCATATGTGAGCGGAAGGACATGGTCGAAAAAACAAACATCCGGATTAGGCGCAGATTTGTAAAAGACATACATAATCATGACCAACAACCGGACCGAATTGTCTTCTGCCGTGGCATACTTTCCTGATGGTTGAAGACCAACTTTGCAGATGATATCTAACCACACCTCCAAAACGGGAAACATGTTATCAGTGAGCAACCCTCGTACAATCTGCAAAGCAGTTTCATTGTAACCAAGTTGCCGAACCACCTCATGCAAAATCGATCCAGCCGCCCAGGCAATGTCGGAGAGATTACGAATATCGAAACCTTCATGATCACCTTCCAATGACATGTCGCTGAACTCTTTCATCCGTCTAAACATATCGTCACTATCCATGTGCATGTTAGCACCGATGGCTGTGTAAAACAGGTCCTTATGGGATATCATCAGCGTATAGAACGGAGACAAATACATCTTGCTCAGAATCAAAAAACACAGAGGGGTTGCATAAAACAACCTAGTCTTCCCTACAGCGACTTTTCGTACGTCACGAGGTTCATCCTTAAGATGTGCCTTGAAAATGGGCATACATGTGCCTCCATTGCGGTAACGTTTCAAGTAAGAAACCAATCGCTGTTTGAGTCTTGCTATCGGTTCACGCTTGACATCATCAACCAAAGGGATATATCCAGCCTTTGGACCTTTGTATCCAAAACCAGCTGACTTATTGGCAGCAATACGTCGCATAAATGCGTCCGTATCTACCCCATTGATTGCAGTGTCCATATCCAAAGGTTTCAATTGCGTAATGCCCGACTTTTTCAGTCCCAAGACAATGCGGTCAGATACTTCAGTGACAATTCTTCTCAGGATGTCCCGATCTAGTCCTTTTACTCCTCCTGCCATTTTACGCAAAGCGTAGTTTACAGGACTCAAGTATTCACCATCTCGCACACAAGGCTGCATGATAGGAGGACAAAATCGAACTGTTGGTATATGTCCATAGACGTCAAAAAACAACATTGGAAGATCATTGTACAAGAACGACTTCTTCAAACGTGATTTCTGATGAACCAAAACGCTTCCTGGGTACTTGCCAAAAATCCGAATTCCGGTCATATCTTCATACCGAAGTGCCGACTTACGCGAAATGGGTTCCAATTCTTCCTCAACGGGAAAATCGTTGCCAATTTCAGGCAGCACCTCATCAGCTTCACATTCTACAACTTCCCGTATCACAACTCGAGGTTCGTCGGTGTCTCTCTCGAAACACTCTGGACTCACTAATAGACGTCCCTCACCCTCGCTTGATAATTCGAACAAGATATCATTTTTCAAATGTGAAATCGCTTCCAACAAGGTCTGTTGGGTAATTGGAACTGCGTAACCATATTCCTCTTCCCCTGCACAATGTAGACCACCAATAATCCAGCCGTTAGCACGTTGTTGCATCAATGGCAAACCGCACATTCCGGGTTTATGATCGGCCCATTTGTATCGAAATGATAAGGGGACAACAGTCTTCGTGTCCTTGAACACAATAGTGATCTCCTTCTTGAACTTGTATGAAGTAACACTGTCCTTCCCAATCATAGCTTCTGCAAAATCAGGATAAACATCATCTACAGGAAAATGTGCGATGATGTCGGCAAATGTTCGAGAGGACAGCTTTATCAGCGACAAATCCTGTCCAATGTTGTAAATATCACTGCGTCGCAAAATCGATTCAGCATATTGTGGGACGACATTCTCTTTAGAAGAAACCGAAAACTTGATAACCAGCTCATCATCGACGCCTAAAGCGTGTGTATTGACAAGCGCATAGTTTCCGCAAACTCCAAAAAGATATGAAGACCGCTCCTTACCGTGTTGGTCATAAATCAGACAACGCAATGAATTTCGCGCTATCTTATTTCTGAAGCTATCTCCATCTGAAGTGTGCTTCACAACAGTAGCAGAGCGAACTTCGTTCCACATGTTCATATTCTTCACATGCACACGCTTGATGGAATTGCCTGCTTCAGTCTTTTCTTCAACATCCGCAATGTCCGCATTGTGTTCAGATTCTTCAAAGAAAGAACTTGCTTCACCATCGACCAGTTTCTTGATCCACTTCGAACACACAAGCCAAACGCCTGTCAACGCAACACCAGCAATTCCGACACACATAGCGTATCTCGCAACATCCTGAGAGCGGACAAACAAAGGTTTATCATATCCAAAGAAAGCCTTGAAATTTTGCCAGCTAACGGACAAACCTCCACGGTATTGTTTCTTCAAAGTGACAAGTTGAGATCTAACCACCACATTTGTGATAGCACGTACATCAAAAATGACCAACAACATAAGAATCAAACCAATAGAATTGTACCCAAGAGCGTGCAAAATAGCAGAAAATAAAGATCCAATGCAAAATGCAACAAAATCTCGTCGAATAAAACTACGCTCTTCATCAGAAACGATCGCACACAATATGCTCATCATCACAAAACCTGATGCATCGCTGAAAACGTTCAACGAATTGTTAGTGAAGCCTTTCACGAACGACTTACATTTCAAAAAGAAAGGAGTGGAAAACACCACATCTTCCCAAGCTTCTGCCTTAACATCCACTTTCTCTTCCATCATGGCATGAGCACCATAACTTCGTGAATCAATAGCATCTTCACTCTTCTTCATGCTCTCCTCCTTCTTAATGTGTCGGACAAAATCCTCACGCAAAAAATCAGATAGAGCATCAACGTCTCGTTTATCTGGTTGCAATTGGCTAACCTCAAAAGTTCCAGGCCTATTGTGATTCGGTATTCTTCGATAGACATGAAACTCATATCTGTCAAGGAATCGCGAACCATCATTGCATTTCGCAGGATCAATTCCACAACCGCCATCAATACGATAACGGTCCTTCACTCGGGGCTCGATGAAAAGAAAACGTCTCAAATTTGCCTCAGGAGCATTCATGAAATGGGGCATTCCCAAATCAGCAGAATTGCTGTCAACTAGAACCAACTCCGGACACGCAAAAACACTACCTTTCTCGGCAAATGCCATATCACAACTAAATGGCCTGCTATCAATGATTGAAAGCAGCTCTGTAACAGCCGGATCTCCAACACGTCCAGTAATAGTGGACTTCGTCGCTCCTAATTCTGAATAGTGCATAATAGGTTGGGATAGTGGCGAATAGGCCTCAAAATATGTCGAGGTCGTACATCTCTCATAGATGTATGCATCCAAATGTTCTCTACCCTTGATTTCCGACCAAAGATTGGCAATCAATGTGAGAATCTTACTTTTCCCGACACCTGGTTTACCATGCACAAGTATTGCATATGGACACATCCGAGTTTGACCTCGGACTTTTGTATTCTTAGAGAGTAAGTCCATTGATAGCTCAGTATAGATCTTTCCAACCTCTGCTCCATCGCGAGCAAAGGGATTCATCTTATCCCAAGCGACCTTCAAAATTCTCTGGCAATGCTCTCCTTCATGAACATATGACTTCAAATCCATGTATCCATGCTGTGGTAATCCCTCATAGGTAGCATTTTTAAACATCAACAAGTGCTTGGCTTTTTTCATGGCGTCATAAACTGGATCTCTACCAGATAACGCCTCGCCTATAGGAACTCCACTCGCGATCAATTCACCACTGCGCAAGATACAAGCAATAGCCTCTAGAGACATCTTAATCAAATCTGGAACAGTGGGAGTATCTCTCAACGGAGGGACCCACATATTGATGTTTTTTGCAACATCTTTTGGAAAAACATGAAATGCAGTGAAAGCCGCAATAGCCTTCAAAATGGTTTGGGACACCTGACTGGAGATCGCTCCATCCACCATCGAACTAGCATCTGCAAAATAATCAGAAAGTGCCTCTGCCGTAACCTCAACTGGTTCTGCATCGTTCTTCTTCTTCCCGAAGACCCAATCCATAATTTCAAAAGAAACCATAAGATTCAACCGTTGATAGCAGTTAAAGCTAAACGTAGAGAAATACATATAATGTAATGCTCTGCGTGCTGCTTTTGTTTTGACCTGTGCGGACAAATGCAAAAAAGCAATGCAACGCAAACACATTTCAATAAAGTTAATTATCTCCACATCGACTGCTAGGCCAAGTGCCTTCAGACCATTCATGAGATCGTTCTTGAGATAAAAACCGGCAATCTGAGAAACACGTCGCGTAAAATACGACTCGCCTGTGACCTCTAGAGCGGACTCGCTCTCATTTTCATCAGCCTCAGCTTTGACTTCAAGAGATTCTCTTTGTTTATCTCGGCGTCTAGCCCTCTTTTCCGCTCTTCTAGCAGATATCTCCTCCCGTGAGGAGATTGGAGAGAGTTTCTCTTCACTCTCGATCGAATTCTGCACCTTTCGTGCCTTCTTTGCTTTTTTCATTTTGGCATTAAAAGCACGAATCATCTGATTCTCATCCTTACGTGCCTGCTTAACAGACACTGTCGCAACTTTCTTCTGTGGCAAGACCTCTTCAGTAATCTCGACCTCTTCAGCAACTGAAAAGCGATCTTCTGTGTATTTGAGAAGCCTGGCTTTTTGCGTTTCTAATGTGCGCATCTTATCTTTTGCATTCCGAGTTGCCTCTTTTTCTCTAGCCTTAGCCTGACGGTACTCAATCTTCTTTTTCTGAATGCCAATCATCTCGGCATCAGATCGAATCTCTCCCGTTGGAGTGAAAACACCAACTTGCTTTGCGGCCATCCGTTTGAGAGGATCCGTTTTAGCTGACACGAGACGATATTCATCGCCCTCGTATTTTTCTTCAACAACCTGAGCCTTCGCTCTAGGTGCCTCAAACATATCCTCCACTCCGAACATATCGGGAGTGGGCTGCCAATCGTCAAATTTCCCTTTTTTGCCTTTAGGAACAGGCTTGGGTATGACTTGATTGGGAACGGAAACAGGAACCTCGTTCACTGTGGCGTGAACTTTCTTCTTGTGGATCAATGGAAAATCTTGTTCAAATTTATTATTAACATTAAATCGAGCAGCGGTTCATTGAATTTCAGTAACACTCTTCAAACCAAAGAGCGCACCTATCTGATTGTGTGTTGCGTTAAGCAAACACACACATATCAAAGCATTGTCCGTGAATGATGTATCACAGATTTTACATCAAGCAACAGTATAAATAACTTCGAAAGTTGTTCTTCCTCCCTGACAACAATTAAATTGGGATATTGGAAACCGAAGGTACAGACGACATGTCTTCCTTATGGGGAACCGGGAGCACCAAATAACATAAAGATCTAAACTCAAAAAATATGGGCATAACCACTAGTCATACTATTCTTCTGACTAAAATACCTAAAGAGTTATAAAATTCACTTACATCATTTGAGTCCAAGGGAACCTTGGGCCTCAGGGTATCGATCCAAATGGATCATCCCGACGTCTTACGTGGCGCCGCACGTGTGATTTTGTGTGTAAACACTCAACTTCGATCACAATTAAATGAAGTTATAGAATCAAAATTTGGTAATTTTGATGGAAACCGGGTAGCAAGTCTGTATTCATGACTCCCCCCTACAGCTATCGTGTGTATAACGTATGATTTTGCTCATAAGAGCTCAGCTTCGATCATAATTTAATGAAGCTATAAAGAATAAGGCGCTATTGCGCCCGTGGTTTAAAACCACCTAGAAAACGTTTCAAAATTGGAACAAACACAACATTCAACTATATCCAGATAGACTGGAAACAGCGGTGATGCTGCACCTATCACAACGTCGAACTGACTGGGCGAA